GTATAGTTTTTGCTTAACGCTATATAGGTGTCTGCCTCTGCGCTGCGCTTTTCGCCCCACTGGTTCGCGCCGTTCTGATACTCCGACGTCCAGCCGTTTTTCTGTATACTATCCTGCAATATATCGAGCTCGACAGACATAAAGGCAGCCTTTTCGATAAGCGGCGTAACAAGTTTCTTTTTGTTTTCGTCGAGGTTCTTAAAAATGCCTTTAAGTCTTGTTTTCTCTTTCTTAATTTTCTCTTCTTTCGTGTACTCTTTCTTTCCTGCCATATCTTCGCCTCACTTCTCGCACACCACACCCCCTACACCACGTACGCGCGCCCCTGTAGAGTTTTTTTAGGCTTCACCCCTCGGTCTCCGCTGGGCTATTCAAGATTTTTGAATAGGGGGGATATGCTCACGGCTGCGTTGGTATTACGTTGCCGTGAGCGTCGAATTTGTAGCGGCGTGTGTCTGCTGCCGCGTGGTGTTCCTTGTTGTGGCAGTCTTGACATAACGCTTCGAGGTTGTCCCAGTTAAGTGCTATGTCTGCGTTGTTTATATTCTGCTTGGTTAAGTAGTGCTTATGGTGTACTACCTTTGCAGGCTCGCCGCAGCGCTCACATAAGTAATGCTGCGATATGAGATAAGCCCGCCGTGTGTCTATCCAGTCCTTGCTGTGGTAGAACTCTTTAGCCCATTCTTTCATAGCCTGCCTCTCTTTATTTGCCTAGCGTCCTAGATTTCATACGCTAGGCTAGGAGGCTAGAAAAATGCAATAAAAAAGAGCGGCTAACTAATGCTGCTTAAGTAGCTTAGCTTTCCGCTCTTTCTCACGCTATCATTTTACCGCAGGCAATACCCCACGTAAACCCCAGCTTTTTACCACGCTTTTACCTCTGCGTTATAGCGTCCTCGTCTATCCCCCAGAGTAATACGCTTAGCTCGTTTATTATTCCGCTTATCCAGCGGCGCGGTGTGTTCTTGCCCGTGTTCAATTCTTCGGCTATGTCCACATAGTCTAAGCCTTGCATAAAGTATAGCTCAAATGCTTTATATTCTACCTCGCGCCCCTGCTGCTGCCTGCGCCTCTCTATCTCTTCTACTGCCTTGTCTATGTGGTCTAGCATTAGTATGGTTTTAAAGCGTGTGCGTCGTATGCTACGCAAGTATGTAGTCTGCTGCTCTTCTGTTAATTCTCCCTGCTGCTGTAGCTGCGCAGCTTCGCTTACTGCGTTGTCTCTATGAAAAACTGCGTCTCTGTAGCACTTCATAAGGCTAAATGTGTCGTGGTATTTATCCGCTTTATGTTTCTTCTGTTCCTCTCGCTTGTAAATCTCTACGCCTTTTTTTGCGGCTGTTGTTATTATCTGCTCTAGTTCGTCCTCGTTTAGCCTTATTTCGCTCACTCTTAATTATTCCTCGCTTTCTGCTGCCGCGCTGCTTTTTAGTCGAATGGTAACCCGTCGTCGTAGCCGTCTGGTATGTCCATAAAGCCGCCGTCGCTGGGTGTTGGCTGTGGTCTGTCGCCTGCTGCCTGCTGCCTCTGCTGCGCCTCTGCTTTTGTCTCTCCAAAACTTACGCTACTTGCCAGTACTTCGGTGTAGTAAATTTCTTTTCCGTCCCTGCCTGTATAGTGCCCTGTTTTAATCTTTCCGACTAACTCTACTTTGTTGCCTTTCTGTAGCCATTTCTCTACCCACTCTGCCGTTTTGCCGAGCGCGCGTATATTAATAAAATCTGTGCTTTTGTAATCATCTACCGCCAGCGCAAAGCGTGCTATTGCTACGCTGTTATTTTCGCCGCCGTAGCGTACGTCTGGCTCTTTTGTCAATCTTCCGCTTAATGTTACGTTGTTCACTTTTTACCCTCTCTTTTCTTCCTGTTATATTCCTGTAAATATTTTATTTGTTCCTCGTCCTCTGCCTGTCTCTTTTGTCTTGCTGCTGTTTCCTTTTCTTCTCGCCGTTGCCGCTTTGCTATAATCTTTTGTGCTTTCTTGTAAATCTTGCAGTTTTCGCAGTAGTCTGCTTGTGTTGTCTTGCCCCGTAGTGCTAATGGTATGTTGTCGTAAGAATGGCAGCCGATACACTCGCGTATACCGCCGTCGTCGTCTACCTCAATAGTAAACAGGAAACGCAGCAGGCTTATAATAAGCCCCAGCGCAACCACTAATACGCATACCAACGCTGCAATTATAAACGGCGCTATTAATATGCCTGCTACAAGCGCTATTGTTTTAAATATCTCTATTGCTGTCATTCGCTGCCCCTTTCTATCCGTTCCGCTACGCTTTGCGCTGCGTCTGCTGCCACTCTAAACCCGTCGCTTATGCCTCTGTATATCCTTGCAATAGCCCTTGTTATTACGTCGCCCATATTCTGTACTGCTGCCGTTATGTCGTTTATAGTTGTGTTTGTATTTCTCATAGCCTTTTTAAGTGCCTTTGCCTGCTGCCGCTTATCAGCCTCAAGCGGCGGGTTGTACCCGTGTCGCTTTTTATAACTCTTTTTCCATTGTCTGTAATTCATATTACGCCCCGCTTTCGCTTAAGAAGTCTTTTATATCTGTCTGCCCGTCTATTTGTGTGTCCGTTTCGGGCACCTTAGTAACCTTTATGCCGAGTATACAATAACCCTCTTGTAAGCCGCTGTAATCTTCCAGCATATATATTATATCTGCCTCTATGTGTCTGCCTGTCTCTTTGCCGTCGGCATACTCATTAAGGCGTAGCGCGTCGCCAGTCTTAAAGCCTCTGTCGTTCTTTCGCAGTTCAAAGCTCTTTTTTCCTGTTGCCACGTCCTTAAAATACATAGCAGCTAACTTAAGCTCGTGTACTTTCTGCTCTTTTGGCTGTAGTGCCTTGTCTAATGCTGCCTCGCGTTCTCTCGCCTGTAGTGTTTTCTGTGTCTGTTTATCTATTGCCGCCTGCTGCTCGTCGTAGCGCTGCTCGTCCGTCTTTTCTGCCTCTGCTTTGTTAATATACTCGTCGCACTTTTCGCACGTTCCCGTTTTTACGTTACAAGTGCTGTAATTTAAGCAGCTATAGCATAGGCTCGTAATGCTTTCTGGGTGCGGCGTCCTGTAATCGTCGCCCGCTTTCTTTTCTGCTACCTTTGCGGCTATCTCTTTTGCTCTTATGTCCTCGCCCGCTGCTGCCTGCTGCGCTATCTCGTTTTGCTCGTCCTCGTCTAGCTTGCTTGTCTCATAGGCTGCCGTTATGCCTAGGTTACCCGCCTTAAACTGCTCTTTAGCCTCTGGCGTAAGATTGTTGTTAATCTGCTCCATACGTCCTACGTTTGTTGCACTCTCGCCCAGTACGTCGGCTATTAAGTTGCGCATACGTCCTTGTATCTCTAAGCCGTCCTCGTCTCTGGCTCTTATAAGTGCTTTTTTTAGCCTTGCCGCCTGCTCTGTCTTTTCGTACGGCGTAAGCTCTCGGTTAAATGCGTTGCCGACCAATAAGCTAAGCTCTAGCCCTGCTGGTGTTATGTCTTTGTAGAGATAACGCACGCTTTTATATTTTTCGTAGCCTCTGTCTATAAGCAGCCTGTTAGCCTTGTTACGCCTGTGTCCGCTTATAATTTTATATTTGCCGTCTATCCTGCCTAATACTGTCGGCTGCTGCTGCCCTACAGCAAGTATAGCGTCTGCCAGCTCTTCTATGCTCTCTTGACTGTAAAAGTTGCTTTCTGTTTCCTCTACGTCGTACGGGTTTAAGTATATCTCTGTATACTCTGTTACTGCTGCCGTCTTTGCGTCTGCTTTACTTTGTGCGTTTAGTATATCCATAAAGCTAAACTTGTTTGCTGCTGCCATAGTTTTACGCCTCGCTTTCTTTCAGATACTTTGTTATCAGTTTTTTGTAGTCCTGCGCAGCTCCGCAGCGTGGGCTATACTCGTATGCCGCTTTATTAAAAAACGTGCTCTCTGCTGCTTTGTCGGTGTAGCGTATCTGCCCCAGTATTTTAACCTTGCTTTTCTGTTGCAGCCATTCCAGCCCCGCTATGTTCGTGTCATTGTTTTTATACATTGTCACTAGCGCTCCGAGTAGTTCTATGTCTGGGTTGAGCTGCTTAGCGTCCTGTATCTGCTCCGCTATAATGTCTAAGCCCTCTAACGCCCACTCGTCTATTTTTACAGGTACTATAACCTCGTCTGTAATCTTTAGTGCTGCTATTACGTTAAAGGCTATGTCTGGCGGGTTGTCAATAATCATATAGTCGTAGTAGCTGCTTATAGTGTCTGGAAATGGCAGCTCTAAGTTAGTAATAGGCGTATGTATTAATTTGTCGTATGCGTCTATCTGGCTGCCGCTGCTGCCTGCCATTGTCCATACTGCCGACATAAGCGACATATTAGCCGTTATTATGTCTACGTTGTTGTGCTGCGGGTGCTCTGTTATTAACTCTCTTAACGGGTTCTTGTATTCGCCTAACAATGCTTTAGCCGCTGCGCACTCTCCCGCTGCCTTGTATGCCCCTGCTGCCTTGCTTAAATTGCCCTGCTTGTCGTTGTCCAGTAGTAATACTGTCTTGCCTCTCTTTTGCAGCTCGTAGGCTATGTTATACGCTGTGTACGTTTTCCCTACGCCGCCCTTAAGGTTAATAATGCTTATTACTTTCATAGTCTGCCTCTCTTTCTCTCCGTTGGTTCTGGCTCTTTTTATCTATCTCGGCTACGTGCTCTCTTAATGCCCGTATTGCGATATTTAAAGCTCTTGCGTAGTCGTTATAGTCGTCTCGTGTTCCTGTAAGTACTTGTAGCGCCTCTATCTCTGTCATACGTGCCGCCTCTCTTATGTCGCAGGCATTAGCCCGCTCTGCGCTGTCTCATTGTCCGTGCTCTTTAAGCCGCCTGCTGCCGTTTCCAGCTCTAAGTAGTTTATTAACTGCTCCGCTGTCTCTTGCCAGCCGTAACACACTACCGCTAAATAACCCTGCTTGTTTAAGCTGCTTAGCCATTTCTTTTGTAGCTGCGTCGGTTTATTGCTGCCTACTTTAAGCTCTATGTATAGCCCATTGTAGCCACCGCGTGCTACTGGCAAGTGTAAATCTGGTACGCCTGCCTTTACGCCCTGCCTCTTTAGGTTGGCTGCTGTACGTGCGTCTCTCTTGCCGCCGTTCGGTATATGGTATAGCAGCTCTAACTCTGGGTATCTCGCATACTGGTACTGTGCCCAGTTAAATAGTGTTTCTTGCGCTCCTGCCTCGTTGTCAATTCTCACATTTCGCATATATTCGCCTTTCTTGCTTGCTTTACTCTAGCTGCACCAGCCTATAGCGGTAATAGCCGTAGCCGTAATATTCTGGGCTTACTATGCCCTTTTCTTCGCTGCCTTTTTCCACGTAGTAGCCTGCTGGCGCTTTTGCCTCGCAGCGATACCACGAACGGGCAGTTACGTACTCATATTCTGGCTCTGGGTGTACTAAGTTTTTACTTGCAGCCCAGCGTTTACCCTGTAGCCTCTGCTCTGGTGCGTCCTGTATGTGTCTATCTGTATATTTAATAAAATACGCTGCCAAATCTCCATATTGCCCGCTGTCGTCCAGCGGAAACACTTTGACGCGGTTGTGTCCCTCGTACGCTTTATACCAAGCCTGCTGCAACAAGTTTGTATCTATGCGATTTACTACTAGGTGGTGGTGCCTTGCGCCTTTCTTGCCTATCTCCATAACGTGTATGTATTTAAAGTCTAACCCAGCTTTTTTATACAGCTTTCTACACTCCCGTAAAAATACTTGTATATCTTTTTTCATTTCCTCGCGTGTTCTGTCTGGCTCTCCCTTATGCCTTATGTAGTCTAGTACTAAGTGGTAATCTCCATAAGCAAAGTTAGCGTTCATTAAGAGCCTTAACTTTCTCTCTGCCTGTTTAGTGTTTACTTTTTTCTGTGCCTCTGGTGTAGGCTTTACTTTGTCTCTTCTCTTTGCTCCCTTTTTGTTCAGTCTGGACGTATAGAAATATTCTACCTCTATTGTCTTGCCTGCCCTGGTAGTCCTCTTAACATACGGCATATATCTTTACCTCACGTATATATATTTTTTGTGTATCTCTGTCGGTAAGCTAATACTTTTATCAAGTGTTTTTACGGGACGTAGCCCCGTTGTTTTTCCTTGCCTTTTTGCCGTATGCAGCGTATAATATAAATGTGGTAATGCTATACGCTTCGGCTATAGCTTAGCGCCTATGATATTGCAGTATCGTAGGCGCTTTTCTTATGTCTTTTTATATAACGCCCTGTAAGCGTACAGGGCGTATTATTTATATTTATCCTATTGCACAAGCGGGCGCGCAGCGCATAGAGTAGTTCGCGCCGTGGTCGCCGCCGACGTAGCCGCTCGAGCTCACGTACCACGCACCGTACGAGGTGCCACGATTAGCGCTACGCGTTCTATGCCAGTCGTTAAAGTCGTCCTTTGCGTGCTTGGCTGCTCTGTATGGCTTGTCTTTGTAGTACTCGTATGGTGTTCTTTTGGCGTCGTACTCGCCTACAGATAACAAGAAAAACGTATCTGCTGTCCTTCTGCCGTTTGTGTTCATTTTAGTAACTGGTATTACATACTTAGCCAACTCTGCGCAGCGTGCCGCGTATGTCTCGCTGTTAAGGTACTCTCTAAGCTCGCTTGTTTCCCAGTCGTTAGAGCCGTAACGTCCCTTTGTATCAAATGGGCGTTCTTCTATGAGCTCGTGCGCCTGTATAGTAACTGTATGCTTAAGCTCTTCGGCTGCTGGTGTGTCTGCGTCTATGCCTATTACGTCGTATGGTACTGCTGCGCCGTCAAAATCAATGTAAATCTGGTCGCCTACTGCCAGTACTTCCGCAGCTCGTCCCTCTCTTATAATCTTTCTAAGCTCTTCGAGCGTAACACTCTCTGTTAATATTGTCTTTTTTATCTGCATTTTTCCGCTTTCCTTTCTTTTACTCTTTTCCTATCGCGTATATAGATACCTCGTACGCTGTTCTTTGCTCTTCCTGCTGCTCGCCTACGCGTTTAGTGTAAGCTCTGCTCTGTAGCTTGCCTTTTAAGGTTACGCGCTCGCCCTCGTGCCATTCTTTAACCATAGCTGCTGTATCGTTCCAAGCGATACAGGGTATATAGCAGCCGTGTAGGTCTTTTAGTCTGTTCTCTACCAGTACGCTTATATCGCTTATGCGTTTGCCTAGTGGCGTCTCGCGGTATGTAATGCCGCTGCCGAGTGCTCCGCTTAACTGTACCTCGTTTTCGTAGTCCCAGTGCTCGCCCGTAATCTGCTGCGCTGTCTCTGCCAGTACGTATACAAGTACCTTGCCTGTTATAAAATTCTTATAAGCCTGTAAGCTGCCAAGTATCATAACTGGCGTATTTACTCCGATACTGTCTACATTATCGCCCTGCACGTATACTATAGCCTCGTCAAGTGCTCCGCTGCGTCGTTCGGTAACAACTGTAAGCTCGTATCCGTTAAATGGCAGCGTGTTAATGTTATCTATCTTGCGCAGCTCCTTTAATATGCCCTGTAATGCTACTGCGTTGTCTGTCTCCACGTTTCCGCTCTCCTTTCTTCTGTTTTTAGTGTCCGTTTTATTGGACAGATACGCCCCGCAACCCTCGAAAGTTGCATATACAGCCTTGCGGCTGCTGCTTTACCTTTAAGCTAGAGGCGTTTATATGTAAATGTCGTAATACATATCTATACGCATATCGCCCGCTATGTACTGCGGCGCGCTCTCTTGGTCGAGTGGTGGCATAAGTCCCAGCTTGTGCCAGTCTTTATGTGCTACGTCCAAGTGCGCCCTAAAGTCTGTTACTATCTCGTCGCCTGTAAATCCTTTTTCTTGGTAGTGCTCTTTTAAGTAATAGCCCCAGTCTGCAAACACTACGACGCCGTTTTTTATTACCCTAGCGCGTTCTGACGAGCTTATAAGCGCCGCAAGTGCGCTTAGTGTTACTTGCTGCATTTTCTTATCTCTCTTTCATTATCTTTATTCTTTTAACCCTGCTGCCGCCTGCTATTCCCTCTAATCGCAGATACGGCGGCAATACTATTACATTGCCCTTGTTTAGCTGCGCCTGTATTGTTTGCTTTAAATTCGCGTATGTTTCTTGTTTACATACCATTTCGCAGTTAAATATAAGTATTAAGTCTTTTGCGTCTTTCTTCTTTCTTTGTCGCCTGTTCATTTCCGCAGCTCCCTTATTTTTTCCTCTAACTCTTCTACTGTTACGCCCTGCCGTCTGGCAAGTGCAGCCGCGCTTATGTTATATGTCCATATCGACGACATTTTAATAGCGTCGCCTATGTCTAACTTACCTTGCTGTAGCCCTATGCGGACAAACTGCGGGCTGCAACCCATAATAACGGCTGCCTCTGCTGGTTTAATCTTTACTGCCTGCATATCTTGTTACCTCGCTGTATTCTGCTGCGCCTGTGCCATAGCAAGTACACCCTGCGAGTAAATCGCAACAATATTACGCTTGTCCTCTGGCAGCTTTGCTACTTCCTGCATAAGCTCGCTAAAATTTTCTAAACTCTGCTGTTCTTTCGTTCTCTCTAATGTCTGCTGCATACTGTTTTACCTCTCTTTCTTCTTAGTCCTTAAAACGTCCGTAGCTGTCAAGCTGTATATAGTGGTTATTTACTTTAGCCTGTCTGCTGCCGCGTGCTATTTTCATCACTTCTAGTTCGTTCGCTCTGTATATTCTTCTCTCGCATACTGGACACGTTACAGTCTCGCCGTAGCCGCCATTAAGCATTACTTTAATTTGGCAAGTCGGGCAGGAATACGAGTATATGCTTATTTCGTCGAGTATTACTGCTGTGCCCTGTGCGCGTTCTAAGCCTTGCAGCTCTTCTATAAAGTCCTCTCTGCGTTTCTTTGCTTTCTCAAACTGTGTGCACCAGCCGCCCCCGCCGTATACTATTGCGTTGTCTCTTATTTTGTGTTCAAACTCTTCTATTTCTTTGTTGCACTTTGCTATTTCTTTCTGTATAAGCTCGTGTATGCGCTGCTTAACGTCCTGTATTGTATGTATTTTGTTCATTTTCTGCCGCCTGCCTTTCTTTCGTCCGATAACTGCCGCATAAGCTCTACTACTGCTGTGTATTCCAGCTCTAATACTTCCTGCTTATGGTCTTTTGCCTTGTGTTCCTGTACGTGTTCTTTTATACGCTGCTCTATATCGTCCAGCGCGTCGTAGCAGCACTCTATACGCTGCTGTTTTGCTTTCTTTACTTCTAGCAGCTCTACGCCTGCGTCTGTAAGTATTTCTCTAATCTGGTCTGCTCTTACTGCGTTTAGTTCTGCCAGTATAGTAATGCTTGTGCCGCGTCTTACGTATCTGTCTACTATCTCGCTTTGTGTCATATACATATGCTGCTATTCCCCTGCGCTGCTTTTATTGCAGCGCGCTATATATTCCTGCGTTATCTTCTTTATTGCTAAGTATTCTTTTTTAGTAATTCGCTCGCGTACTGCCTTGCCGTGTTTCTTGTACTCTCTACTTTCCCTAAGTCTGTAGTACCTGTCGTATTCTACGTCGTGCTCATATTCTGTATAATTACACGTAACTTCGTGAGCACGTACCCAGTATTTAACTACGCCGTCTTTGTCTTTTACCATACTCGCCATATATTAGCCCTCGCTACTCTCTATCATAGCTACCCTTGTTTTTCTCTCTATTGCCTCTGCCATAAATGCTACTTTTATATCTCGCTCCGTTGGGTCTGCGTCGTTTACTGGTGCGTCTGGCGGGAAAATACGCTGTTTCTGTATAAATGCGCTTAAAAATAACTCTTGCTGCTCCTCGAATAGTCTTTCGTAAAATTCATATTCTAGTTCTATTTCTAGCTTTTGCGCCTTTGTGCAGTAAACGCCTATTTTCTGCCTTGTATGCGGCGGCTTGTATTGCGTCCTGTCGCTATCGTAGCCCATTACTTTATATATACATTGGCTTAATAGCTTTCTGCCTAGCACTCCATTGTAACTAAACAGGGTAAATATGTACTCGTCCTGTGCCAGCTCTTCTACGCTGCTTATTCCATTCTTTTTTAACAGCTCCTGTAATTTGCGGGCGGCTGTTTCTTTTTCGCCGCCTACGCCTCTCTCTGCTAACGCCTGTAATTTCTTAATTCTTGCCTGCGTCTTTTCGTCCATACTGTACCTCTCTTTCGTTAGTTTAGTGCCTCTAATATCTGCTGTAGCTGTGGCTCCATATCTCGCCAGAATTTGGCGTTGCTGGCTGCGTTCTTAAACTTAGGCGCGCCGTTCTCGTCCGTTTCCTGTGCCAGCTCTTCCCACGCCTTAAGCTCGCCCTCTCTATGTTTCGTTGTCATTAAGATATAGCACTGTAGCGTGCTGCATAGCTCGTTAGTAAGTGTTACTGTTTTCGGCTGCTGCTCCCAGCTTATAGCCTCTGTATCTATCTTTGTAAAATTGTTGTTTTTAAAATTCTCGTACGTGTCGTGGAAATAATCGCCCTTGCTGGTTAATTCCTCGTACTGGGCTTTTATAAAGTCCTCTGTTACTTCCTGCTGTGTTAAGGCGTCATAATATTTTTGTTCTGTCATTCTTTCGTTACCTTTCTTTCGTTGTTGTGCCTTTCTGTGCTATAATTGCTTTAGAAAGGTGGTGTTAAAATGAAAACTGTTAAATACTCTCTTAGTGATTCGGATATAGAGGCTATTACCTTTGCGCTCTCTATACTTCCGTCTCTTGGTCTTGATGATAACAAACTCCAAGCCGCTAATAATTATCAACTTTGTACGTCTGCTGGCGCTAAGCTCATTAGTCGTAACTTCGATATTTCAGATAATGAGGCGCGCGTTATATCTTGTGCATTACAGGCAGTCCAGTTAATAAACTCTGGCGGCTTGTCGTTTGTTAGCTCTGATGTTAAGAAACGCTGTAGTAATTATTTATTTACAGTTAATAAGCTCGTTTCTGTTTTGGGCTTGTAGCTTAGCTCTAGCTTTATGCTGTTCTCTTTAAAATTTGTATTTACAAGTCGTCGCAGTTTGTCGGCGGCTTGTTTTCTTTTTTTCTCTTCATCTGCCATATTGTGTACCCCGCTTGTACTATTTTGATGTTGTAATGTTGCTTACATTACGTATTATAGTTGCGTAGGTTACGTTTGTCAACAGTTTTTATAAAAATTTGTTGCTTATGTTACGTTATAGTGTTATGATGATGTTGAAAATCTAGGAAAGGAGTAAAAAATATATGAACGAAAGAGTTAAAGAGATACGTAAAACGCTAGGTTTAAGTATGGAAACTTTCGGCGGGCGTATCGGCGTTACCCGTTCTGCCATTAGTCGTATAGAGAGCGGCGTAGTAAATGTAACTAATCAAAATGTTACTGCTATCTGCCGTGAGTTCGGTGTTAATGAGGAATGGCTACGTACTGGCTCTGGCAATATGTTCGAGGAAATGAGCCGCGCAGAAAAGGCGGCGCAGATAGTCGGGGCAGCTCTTGGCAGCGGCGACGAGTTTATACTTAATACGTTTATTGCTCTGGGGCAGTTATCCCCCGCCGAGTGGGAACTTATTAAAAAATTTGTTGATAAGATAAAAGGCGACGACGAAAAAAGCAGCTAGTCGCCTAGCTGCCTTTAATTCCTCGTATGAATTGTAATATTATTCTAAGTACGTGCTCGTCGCTTATGCTGTCGAGTAGTTCGCGTATCTGCCGCCGTAGCTTATCCACTAGCTCGCCCTCTTTCTTGTGTGATGTGGCAATTATAACGCTAGTCGGTAAGATATGTAAGGCTTTCGGCTGTTTTGTCCATTATGTCGGACGTATGCCCCGTAGCTCTTGGCAGCGGTAACTTGCAATATTATAATTCTAGTAAATCGAATAGCTCTACTTCTAGGGCTGCTGCAAGTAAGCGCAGGGTTTCTATAGTCGGGTTTGCTTTTCCGTTCTCAATATTGTTTATTGTGGTCTTGCTTACCCCGCTTAACTCTTCCAGTTCCCGCAGGCTGTAGCCCTTGGCTGTTCGTATCTGCCATAAGTTGTATGTCATTATGTAAGCCTCTCTTTTAGTATCTATTATACTTGACGGCTGCGCATATGTCTTATGGTAATATCTGTAAAATTCAATACACAAAAATAGCCGTCCCTGCGCCAACAGGAACGGCTACATAGACACACAACTAACGAAACTTAACGGCTCGCTTGTTATGTACCCCGCAAGTACTATTATAGCATAAGCCTAGAGTTTCCGATAGGCTTATTTTTTATACCCTTTTTTAGAAAATAAGCCGCCATATAAGAAAGTGAGGTTATGCTATATGAAACTTGCTAATGGAATGGGTAGCGTATATAAGCAAGGCGGCAAGCGCCGTAACCCTTGGATAGCACGAAAGACTAAAGGCTGGGAACTTGACGAGAAAACAGGCAGAACTAAGCAGCTCTATTTAACTATCGGATATTATCCGACTAGGCAAGAGGCTTTAGCTGCTCTTATAAATTACAACCAAAACCCGTACGACATAGAAACGAATACTATAACCTTTGCCGAGGTGTACGAGCGTTGGAGTAAAGAGCACTTTTTAAAGGTTGCGCCCAGCTCTTGCCGTTCTTGGGTTGCTGCCTTTAATCACTCTAAACCACTACACAATATGCGTATGCGTGACATACGCCCGAACCACTTAGAGGGCGCCATACACGACGCCAAGGTAGGCGATAGTACTAAGCAGCGTATGAAAAGTATGTATAACTTAATGTATAAGTACTGCCTTAAATACGACATTGTAGAAAAGGACTACGCGGCATTATGTGAGAGCGTAAAGCGTGGCAAGCCTAAAATTGTACGTGTTCCGTTTAGTCACGAGGAAATACAAACGCTCTGGGAAAATGTGAGCTTTCCTTTTGTCGATATGGTGCTTATAGGAATTTATAGCGGCTGGCGTCCGCAAGAGCTGGCAATATTAAAGATTGCCAACATAGACTTAGAGGCTCGTACTATGTTTGGCGGTCTTAAGACTGACGCAGGGCGTAATAGAGTTGTGCCGATACACTCCGCTATATATGAGCTGGTCGTAGCCAATTATAATAAAGCTGTCGCTATGGGTAGCGATTATCTGTTTAATGATGAGAACGGGCAGCAGGGCACACACCTAACATACGATAAATACCGCGGACGCTTCGAGAAAATAAACAAACGCTTTAATATGTCGCACAAGCCGCACGACACGCGACATACTTTTATTAATTGCGGTAAGTCTACCTCTATCGGTATGAATGAGTATATACTTAAGCTGCTTGTCGGTCACGAGATAAGCGACGTTACAGAGGCAGTATATACACATAGAACTATACAGGAATTAGCCGCCGAGATTGAAAAAATAGTATATTAAATTGCCGCAAATATGCGGCAATTAAAAAAAGGGCAGCAGGTGTTTTTATACGCCTGCTGCCCTCTTATATTTTGCAAGTTACGTGTGTAAGTTACGTGCTAGTTACTTGTAAGTTACCCGTACTTTTCCGTAGGTTTCCATACTTCCGCATATCCGCGTAAATACTGGATTTCCTAGAATTTACCCTTGTCCGCAGCTTCCTCAATAGAAACAGCTACAGCTACAGTAGCGCCTACCATTGGGTTGTTACCCAACTTTGAAATCAAATTTTTATAATTTATTTGTGTTTATTATTATGCTGTTTTTATCAGCATTTATGCAGGTTTAAGGGCTTTACATATTTATATTAGATTATTCTGATTTATTCTAAATCAACATTATTTAATCCATATTGTGTACAAAATGTGTACACTGTTACATTGTACACATTTTGACTGTCTTTCTACCTATTTATATATGTTATCACAATGCTGTTATATGTGCAATCCAGTATGATATACACTGTTGTATAAGTGAATAATTAGTTGGGAAGTCTTAACTCCATACCTGCATAAAGCATATCATCAAGTGTCATTCCATTATGCTCTGCAAGTTCTGCTGCTCTGCCTTCATCTCCAAGGTAATCTCTTGCAATCTGGCAGAAACTTCCTCCTGGTTCTACAACTGCCACTCTTTCTTCTGCCTCCTGCGATGTTCCCTCTTCCGGCTCTTCCTCACTTTCTGCTGGTGTATCATACTTAGAAGAATAATACTTAGCTTCCATGGCCGCCTGATAGTCTGCATAGTTGTAGCCTGCAGCTTCCAGCTTCTGTCTGCGCTCATCACCATCACCATATTCACCACGGTAAATTGCATCAATTACAGATTCGTCAAGTTCCTGTGATGGCTGCTCAATGTTTTCTTCATTTTCTGAATCATTAACCACACTCCAAACATAATCATTGAACACTCTAAGTCCAAAATCATTGATAATCGCAAGTGTTGTTTCATAGTAATCTGGAGCTGTAGCATAATTATAGCCAACCCAGTTACCATCTGCATCTCTATCCGCATTATTGACAGCATTTGTAAGACCATACAACTCACCTTCAACCGTATTAGCAGATGTAGCATCATTATAATTATCCCACTGCATTAAATCCAAATATCCATATACAGCTCCCATTGTGTTAGGATATTTTGCAAATCCAGCTTTAATATTAACATATGTACCGTTAATAAACTCTGTTGTATCACATTCAATGTCTGCACCCTTGATTCCAAAGAGAGTGCTTGCATCTAAGTTCCAGCCAGATTCTTTAGCAGCCTGTGCTAAAATAACAGCCGGACTAATTGTCTTCTTTCCTTCTCTTCTATACTTAACCCATGCATTGCACACCACAGGTGCAAGAGTATTTATAAAATTGTTTACATGTTCATATCTTGTATTAATTGTTGGAAATGTTCTCATATTATTTATCCTTCTTTCTTTATAATATTTAGATTCAAAAAAGGAAGGCTGTTACACCTTCCTTAAATAATAAATATTCTTGCTTTAAGTATCACTTTTTTGTTATCTGTTTATATGCCTGATTAACACCTGTTGATGCAAGTCCTGACACAATACCAACTGCAATTGCATTCATAATGTCGTTCGCAGGAAAATCAGGAATAACAAACATTCCTACAGCTCCCAAAATGCCACCTGAAACACCTACAATTACAGGAATAGCTTCATCCTTAACCTGCTTAACCTGCTTTGCTGCAGTACCAATCAAATAGGTAATAACCACAATTGCAAGAACGGTTCCCATCTGTGTAATATCCATTTTAATCACCCTTACCCTTTCTTCTCTAAATCTTCAATTCTATGGTTTGCGACCTTAATTTTTTCTTCCTGGAGTGCGGTCAATTCTTCAAGTTTAAATGTCCTTTCAATAACATTGTTATGCTTATCAACTCGTTTTGTTAACTCGGACAGTTTATAATCAATCAATGTTATGGTCTTATTGTGCATTACATAGTTATTAATCAAGCAAACAACCAATGTAACAACTGCTGTTATGATAGTTTCAATCATGCACTTCCCCTTTCCTTAAAGTTATAAGTTGCCATTGGTTCAAGGCCGGTGCAGCTCTTATTTTTTTGTTCATTTTCAATCTAAGAATCATCATAGTACATTGGGAATACCTCCTTGTATTTAAAAAGCCAGCCTTAAGGCTGGCAAAAATATGTATAGCAAATAAACATAACCATTTATGGATTTTCTTAATTTATTTTTTCAGATTTATGTTCACAAAACTCCAATATATCTGAGTTGGTAAAAATTAAAATGTATAATACTCAAACTAATAATGTATATGAGTATTTTGATGCTATTGAGGGTTACTCGCCAATAGCGGTAATATATGGACACCCCTCTGATAATATTCATACTGTTGGTTTTAATAAAACAAATTGGATGGACGCTTCAACAGGAGAATATGTTGCGTGGTTTTCGGATAAAATCGGTGAGGGTTCAAAGTATATAGTTATTTATATCAAAATTAATTAGCCAAAATCCACCCAATTACTCCAATTACCGTTCTTATAATAACGGGTTTTATTTGTCATTTGATAAGTGCTAATCCAAATCTGCCTTATTCCTGTGATATTATATACTAATAGATAACCATTGTCAGGATTAACAGGTGCATTGGGTTGTAATTGAGTTGCTCCTGATAGATATATACCAGATACAGAACAATCGTTAAAATTCGTATTACTTTGCATTTCTCTATATTCTAATATTGGAGCTAATGCAGTTTTATTAATTTTTAAATCTATATTGGAGTTTAGTGCAGTTAAGCTACTTTCCTAAATTCCATCTGGATTCCTATTTCAGCTACATCACAATATCCCATTGTGGTGTCTACACTCTCATGTCCCATTAATTTCTGTAAATTCTGTAACGACATACCTCGTTTAAGTGCATTTGTTGCAAATGTTCTCCTAAATCTATGCGGATGCACCTTTTTCACTCCAGCTCTCTCTCCCAGTTTGCTAAATAACGCTTCTATATTATGCTTTGTCATCCCATAATGATTTCGATTTAAAAATACAGATGTATTATGCTCTTCCTTCCTATATTCCAAATATAACCGCAAATAATACATGCTCCTGTCCGATATATAAACGACTCTTTCTTTATCACCCTTACCATATACAACTACTTCATTTTTATTAAAATCTATGTCTTGAATGTGCAGTCTTGCAACTTCTGTAACTCTGCAACCAGTAGATAAAAGGAACTCCATCAGGGCCTTTTCTTTAATATTTTCTGTATAATTCCGCAATTGTTCCAATTCCATATCCGTGAATGGTTTCTTTACTCTTTTGTCGGTTTTGATTCTTTTTATTCGCAACATAGGATTTCTGTCTATATATTCTTCTGCTGCCAAATAAGAGAAAAAGGCAGAGATTGCTCGCCTCTGGTTATCCAGAGTAGTCTTCTCTACCTTTCTATCTGCCATATATCTTGCCAGGTAATATCTAATGTCTCCCGTAGTAATCTGTTTAACTGGCTTTCCTACCGTCCTAAGAAACATATTTATTATTCTATAATATTGTTCTAATGTTAATTCGCTTTTTCCCTCTAGCCTCAGCGAAGCTATATAATTTCTAAGAATTCTAGCATTAGAATTGTCATATATGATAATATCTGTATTTTTTGTTTCCACCTTGTATTTGTGTAAGACTATTGTAAATGCCATCTCCAGCTTGCTCGCTGCTTTCTCCCCCAATACATTAGCCGTTGCCATCATTAGTTCTTTTCTTAATTGTTCTTCCATTGTTGTATAACCTCCGTTTTTGCAAAGATTATAACTTACAATGTTAACTAAACTCCAATAAAGTTAATACAGATATTGGTACACTTAATACAAATAGTGATTTTAATTCATTAAAGGATGGATTGTTTTTATTTAACACATGGGTGGGGCAAAATACTGGCGTTTCTGTGCCAACTGCCGACATAGGAATTATTATTCAAAAAACAGACAATTCTTTAGGTGAAAATATAAGATATCAAATATGTGTAGGAACTTTTCTACAATATCGAATTAACTCAGGTTCATGGACTAGAATTTAAATTATTAAGTGTTTTTCATATATAAAATACTAACATATATAAACAATAGAGAATTTATGCTGAAGTCCGTATAACCTCGTATTCTTATATGATATATATCATTGACTAATGATTGTTGTGTTATCATCATCCATGTGCTGTAATCTCCATCAAGTGAATACTGTACGATTCCTATAGCGGAATATCCATTCTTTTTTACAGATTTATTAAAACTATAATCTTTTTGACCAACGTATTCCCCATTAACTAAATCAAATTTATAATGTTCAATTACTATATTGGAGTTTAGTGCACTTATTGATGATGCCTGCGTGCTTATTGCTCCTGTTACTGTCCCGTTTCCAATTTTAGAAATGTCTGTTGTCCCCATCATTTTAACCAAGGCTATTACATTCTTAATAGCCGTTTTAATCTTCCCAAACGCAGATTTAATACTCTCTCCGGCCACTAACTCCTGTAGAGTCGAACTTGCCGTGTAATCTGGCATTGCTTCCTCAACAGCTGTATCAACATCTGCCTTCATCAGGTAATCGCTTAGTTCTCCTCCTAAGCAATCCCACATACCGTCTTCTGTCTTATACACATTTGTTCCCGCAGGATATGTGATATTCCCGCCATCTTTAAATATACTGTTCGAGGTAAAGGCTGTACTAATGTTATACATTGCACCAGATTCGACACTATTTATATTTGGAAGATTAGCAAAAGCAACAGTCCCTTTAGGTTTTAGGGCTCCTGTTATGGAAGCCGCCGCCGTTTTTGCCGCATCCATATAGTTCTTCGCATTATTCATATAGGTTTGCGCATTATTTTTGTATGTTTCTGCCGCTGTTTTTGCACTTTCTGCTGTACTGGCACTAGAAGATGCACTATTCTTATATGTGCCTGCATTGCTCTCCGATGTCGCCGCTGCTTTCGCACTGTTAGCTGCTGCCGTGGCACTGGAAGCTGCACTATTCTTATATGTGCCTGCATTACTCTCCGATGTCGCCGCCGCTTTCGCACTACTTGCCGCCGCATTAACACCCTTCGTTATATCCGGCACATATGTTTTATCTAACAAATTTTTAAAATTAACAACATAGGAATACTCTTCCGCCGCAGTGTTTTTATCTGCCTCTATCTGTGTTAATATTTCATTGAACGCCATTAAGTACTGTTGCTTAATGGCATCTGTAGCATCCTGTATCTGATCCTCAAAATCTTCATATGTACCAAGTTGTTTAACAATGCCTGGTGCAAAACATATGTATAATTTTCTTGCCCTTCTATCCGTTCCCATCGTAACTGCAAACTCTCCCGGAAGCATTTTTGTAGGATCAAAGTCTTCCGGTCTGCCTTTTCTCATAACTATTGCCATTAAATCACTCCTATTCAAGGTTATCCACTATGTTCTGTGCTAAATCCTCAAGCTTATTTACAATTTCAAGGTTATCCTTATCCACAATTACGCGATTTACTCTCGCATTTGCATTAGTTACTTTTCCTTCGCCGTCAATTTCATCATAAATTATAGCCATCCTCTTGCTGTTGCCATCACTCACGATAGATATTCCTTTTATATTTCTCACTCTTCATTTTCCTCCAATAATCTTTCAATATTTATATTATCCGGTATAGTCTCTTCAAGCATACCAATAATGTTTTCTCTTTTTGTTTCCTCTTCATATTTCTCATTTCTATATAAATTAAAACCTACTTGATGTGCCATTATATGCCACCCAAACCTCAATCCGCTAGAACCAGCAACCGTAAAGAAATACTTATTTCTCTCTTTTATATAGCAGAAACCATCTCCATATGGCTGCAAAAAAACCTGATACATATTGTCCAAATCAATTGTTTCTGAGAAAATATCTTCCAAGCTTATAATACATATACCTGTCTCATCGATTATACCGTCTCCAACATCCCCAAACAGAGGTGAAGGAGTTTCATATGCATTTAATAAACGTTCCCCATAATTCTTTGTTTCTACAATTCGATTTTTTGTACCAGAAACAGAAAAATCTCCATTAATACGGCAACGATCTCCACTGTAAACAGATATTACACCCGATGTTGATGTTTCAAAAATTGCTCCATTAGCATTTATTATTCCTGTTTTAGAACCGGTTATTATTTCAACCTGATCCTTACTTGTATAAACATCGCCAAGTTTTGTGCTACCATCTCCATATAATATAAACTGCCCTATCGAATTTTTTTGACAGCTAAGAACCCATGTTTTTTCAGGATTATTCTCTAATGGCGGCTGCAGGTACACACAGTAGCTGTTACCTCCGTATGAAACCTCTTTAAATAAAGCTCTTCCATTTATATTCCATCCGCCAACACTACCACTCTGCATTATTATTTTAATGCCCTCGATAATTCCCGCTGTTATATAAGATGCATTTAGTCCTATTGCATATATGTCATTAAGTATTGCATTACCAGAAACATCTAACCCATATGGATATGTCTTGCCACCATCATTACTTATACCAATTGCTTTTATGGTAATCTTGATTACGATTGTACTATCAGAAAGCAGCTTCTTGTCGTGCACATATCTTATTGTACCGCCATCTTCCGTTGTAACATCCGTTGTAAACATTCCTGAAGATGTAGCCAAGTCTTGTGCCAACTTCTCAACTGCCTTTTCCCTGGCATCTTTTTCTTTTTTTACTGCGCTTTTAATTAGATTCTGGGTTGTTGCCTTAGTTGCTGCACTCTGTCTGCTTGCTGTCTTGGAATCTGAACTTATTGTCATCTTCCCACCTAATGTTGCAGTTATATTACTTATTATTATCGGGTATGTTCTACCTGCATAATCACTAATGTATCCAACATCTCCAGCCTCTACTGTAGGATCATACATAGCTGTAAAGTTACTTTTCCTGAATATCATTCCAACTGCTTTATCCATAATAGCAGCTGCTACCGCCTGTGCAATTTCAGTTGTGGTTATAAACGGATTGTCTGTTATTTCAATCACATATCCTTCAGTTCCATAACTTAATACATTATCATCTCCATAACCTATTCAGCATCCGCTTATAACTGTATTATTAGCATATACTGTCGGCGTATCTTTCAGCATATAAAAATGATGGTATGTAGATAAATCTCCATAATTACCACCATCAAATGTATCTCCTGTTGCATAATCTTCCAATGTACCGCCAAAAGCTGCGTCTCCTGTTGCATAATCCTCAAGTAGTCCGCCATCAAGATTTGATGGTATTTTCTTATACCACTTAAGTTCTAAATGCCCCTCCTTATTACATTTAGCAAAGCAACATGCTATCTGTGCAATATAGGACACTGCATCCAGACACGTAATATCATCCTCCGGTTCATTTATTAATACTTCACTATTACTAAATGTTTGTGTATCTAATGCCAGTCCACAATAATCACATATCTTTTTCAAGGCATAGCCTGATGTTACAGGCCACTGTATATTTGCGTTCTTTAAAGGCTTTTCTAAAAGAGACATATTATCAAGCATGGACAATGTCACTGTTGTTGATTTTGTCTGCGGATTTTCCATATTGAATACTCCTTCTTTGGTGTATTCAATTGTTCTATCATCCATCTCAAGACCTGCATATAAAACACACTTCATGTTTTCTAAGTTGTACTTCGACAACCAATCTCCTGTATTATCCACTACAATCTGGGCACTGCCTATTACAGCAGCACCCACATCAAAAGAATCTGTAGAAGAAGTCCCCTGACTGTATGATATTCCATCAGACATAAGTTTTTTTGTTCCTAATGTAATAGTCTCTTTTACAGATCCATCATTATTCATAACTAACAGCTCTGCTTTAGGTATGTAATTATACATATATTCATGTATCTTTTCTTTAAACTCTGTACTTATATCCGTTATCATTTTAACCTCTTTCTATCAAATCTACAGATACTTCTGGATATCTTATCTCATCCCCAACAGTCCTGACAGAGTATGCTATAGCTCCTCTATATACCTGCATATCTATATCCAAATCAGATATTAATAATGAGAAGAATTTTCTTAAACCATTCTCCCCATCTCTTATACCATTCTTCAATGTTTTAAATTCATTCTGCGTAAGCATCTGCCATTTCAGACTAACAGTTATATATGCACCTGTTATGTCTCCTACCATTGTTCCAGCTAGTGTTCTTCCTGTATCACTTGTCCACAAAAGCGTATCATTTAGAGAAACAGAGGTTGGCGATGGTAATAAAATGTCACTTGCTACTATATCTAAATTTGCCATACTATCACTCCTCTATTGTTACTCTATTGTAGCGTCTGTTATAGTTACTTATTGCACGTTTAACAATTCTTCCAAGTTCTGCCTCACCGACTTGCATAATAAGATCTCCATCTGCTGTCCTATCAAGTATCTGCATTAACAGCTGTATTATCATATCCAGCTTGCTTTCAAGCGCATCATTTGTTTTACTCATCACAGCTTCAACAGCTTTATATGCTTGTGCATATATCTTATCCTCCGGCGCTACAATCTCACCTTGATGCCTGTTATCGCCAATCATGGCAAGCTGTGGCGTGTTTGGCTTAACATATCCACCTTGTGCAAGGTATGGAATCTTGGAGAAGTTTGCTTCCGGCAAATGAAATCCAAAGTCTTCACCGCCTATGCCAGGTACCCAGTTTGGTACTTTAAAGCTAAGCTTATTTACAGACCTTACTATTGCATTTATGCCAGATTGAACACCTGTGATCAGTCCGTTAATAAATCCAATAACAAGATTGAGCGGTGCTTTCGCAACATCTGCCAGTAAAGAAAAAATCCCGCTAAATGTATCTATTATTCCATTCCACGCTTTTTCCCAATCTCCTGAAAAGATTCCTGTGATAAAATCAATCAAGCCTCCAAATATATTCTTAATATCTCCGAATATATTTTTCACATTAGCAACATATGCATTCATAATGTCGCCCAATGAACCGAAGCTCTTTGAGAAATCCATATTAAAGATATTCTGCAGCCAGTCGTCAAATTTAGAAAAGGCTGATGTTATACTCTCCCAGATACCCGAAAACCATTCTCCGGCAGACTGCCACTTATCTACAATCCAGTCCCAACATATTCCTGCTGCCTCTTTTACTGTATCCCAGTGCTTTACCAATTCATATATTCCAAGTCCTAACGCTGCCAAAGCTGCAATTACAAGTGTAATCGGGCTTGTTAATATGGACATTGCCACACCAAATGCTGTTGTGGCTGCCGTAGCAAGCCAAGTTGCTGCAGTGTGTGCCGCTGTTGCTGCTGTATTAGCAACTTTTGCTGCTGTATCAGCTACCCATGCCGCCGCGGAAGAGGCTAATTTTGCAATTGTTTGCCCTATTCCAACAATAAAATCTTTTGCATACAATGCACATATTGCTAATGTTTCTGCTTTATCTGCTACCTTTGCAATTGTACATGCATACAACGTTGTAGTAAGGCTCTTTATAATCCCTATTACACCGCCCGCATTCGTTATAAACTCAGCAAGTTCTACAGCTTTCCAAGCTGCTGCAAATGCTAATATTGTTACAACTATTGCGTCAAATGGTCCCTGATTATTGCTTATCCAGGTTGATATTCCTTCCAGAGCTGCTGCCAGATCTTTTAAGATATCAACTATCATTCCACCAGTCCATTCTGCTACCGGTTCAAGGAAATTATCCCATGCCCAGTCCCATAATGGCTTTAGTGCATCTAATGCACTGTTCAACACATCAAGTCCTGCTGATAAAACATCTAAAAAGGCTGGTAATGCATCTTCAATTGTCCATGTAGCTAATGGTACAAATATATTCGTCCATGCCCATTCCAAACCTGAAAACAACTTTTCTGTCAGTGGCTGTGCCGATTCTTTTAATTTATCAAGTGATGTTATCAGATTATCAAATGATATTGACTTAAGTGGCTCTAATGCCTTTTTGACCTTAGATGCCATATCTGATATTGCACTTGATACATTTGTTGATTCTGCTGTTACTCCTGTGTCTATACCAAGACCGCCAGAAGATGTACCACCTCCACTAGAACTACCGCTGTCTGTTGGCTCTGAAAGCTTTTCTATCTGGTCAAATCCGGCCAGCGATTTCTCTATCTGCTTTGCTGTAGAAGATGCTGCATCTCCTATTCCACTTACATTGTCCGCTGTGTCTGACGCTATATCTCCAAGCCCTGTTATAGCAGAAGCTGAAGAAGATATATCCGCGCCAGTAAGCATCTGTGTAAATGTTGCAAACCCATCAGCAACCTTCTGCAAGCCTGCAAGCACAGTATTTAAGCCTCGTAATATAGGTGTAAATAATGCTATAAAGCCTTTACCAAGAGAAGCCTTTAACTGTTCGAATCTGAGTGATAATATTCTTGTCTGATTTGCCCAGGAATCCTGTGTCTTAACAAAGTCTCCTGTGGCATTGGACAGTGCACTAGTAACATACTGATATTGGAGCATTACTTTTTCCTGCTCTGTCATCTTAGCCGTAGTCTTACCAAAGCCATTATTAAGTGCATACTGATCCAAGTTCGTCTGAGTCATTACTACGCCCAGGTCCTTAAGTGTCTCTGTTTCACCAGTCCAGATGGATTTCAGCTTTGTATATGCTTCATCTGTACTCAAATTGTAAAATGATGCAACATCACCTGTTAATCCTGTTACATTTTCTGCCATATCAAGTGCAGCCTGTCCTGTAATGCCCATAGCATTACTCATCTGGCCAAATACACCCATGTACTTCTTAGCCGATAATTCCGATAAGCCGAAGTTAGTCATAGCATTAGAAGCCCACAAATCCGCCTGATGGCTTAAATCTCCAAATGCTGTATCTACAACATTCTGTACTTCTGTTACATTTGAGCCAACTTCTATACAATCTTTTGTAAACTTAGTAAAAGCTGCAATGCTTAAAGCTCCGGCTATCTTCTTTCCCATACCAGAAAAGATGGATGTTGCCTGCTTAGCCGCCTTATTAGAAGCGCCAGTAAGCTGATTAACTATCTGTGAACTGTCTATGCCAAGTTCAAGAGCTATCTGTCCTACTACATCCGACATACTCCCTCCTTTCCGGCATTTAAAAAGACCACTTTCTACTTAGAGAAAGCGGTCTTAGCCCAATTTTGGAAGTCACTCCAATACTTATTGTAATTTGCAGGGTCTTCCATTAATTTTCTATTTCTTCTTAATATCCAATCGTTGCGGATTTTCTTCTGCTCCTTAGTGAATTCCTTTATAATTTTAGGGTCTTTTTCTGCTCTGATTCCTACAATTCTTCCAAGCGGTGTTTCAGGCATTATTCCACTAAGTAAAGAACAAAACTCCGACCATGACATATCATCTTCAGTACGCAACCGTATACCATACTGGGACAGGAAGCTGGCTTCTATCAGCTCCCAATCATCCCATATATCATAATATACCTCATGCTGAGGGTGTCTGCTCCTCGCCGTACGTTCCCATAGCAACCTGCATGATTGTATTATACATTTCCTTATATTCAGGAATAGGAAGGTCTAATGCCTCAATCTTATCTGAAGCATCCTTTCCAACAAGCATTTCAAGACCTTTAATCATAAATGCCATATCATCCTTGTTTTCCTTGCCCTCTGCTTCCTGTGCCATAGCCTGTATGTTGAGAATTGTGCTCTTTCTGTTATTAACAGTAACAACCAAATCCTCTGTAATACAAATCATAGGTAACTGGTTCGTAATCTTCATAGATATATCTATTACTTTAAAATCTGTCTTTGCCATTATTCAAATCCTCTCTTTCTTTAGGCTGCTCCATATTCTAAATATGTCGGCTTTCCGTCTGACTTTGCATCCCATTCAAGTGCGTCAATACTTGTAGCATCTCCACCAAGAGATGTTACATTGATTACTGCTGGTACAAGAAGTTGGTCAAGATTAGGGAATATAATAGATACCCATGTATTACAATCCTGACCTGTCTTCATAAAGCGGCTTGCTACATAATCATTTCCTTCATCACCATAGTTACGCTTACCGCCAAATGATATTTCTAACGACTTAGCTGTCATAAGTCTCCTTACCCAGCCAGCCTGATCCATTGCATTCCATTCCTCGATAGTTCCGTCTATAGAAATGTTCAAGCTCTCTGCATCTTTTACAATCTTTGTTTCTACTGTTTCCGGTGTGTCTGTGTTTTTTCTTCCAGTTACACATATTCCAAACTGAATTTTATGTACCGGATTAACCCCTGTTAATGGTGTAGCTTCCGCGTTATACCCAGCTATCTTTGTATTCTGTGACATACTTCTACCTACCTTTCATAACAAAATTTAAGTTCTATGACCATTTCAAATATTCCTTTATCATCTGTATCAACCTCAATCGGTGCTGATACTAGCATTTCTGTAAACAGAATATTTGTGTCATTAATGTTTACGTGTTTCATATCTCTAAGCTTGTCGTAAAGCTCCTGTGCAACTTTTTCAGTCTCCCTGACACTTTTATTCCAATGAACCAGTATACTTATGGATTTGACAGCATAAGAGCTGTTCTGTATACCCCCAACAGCCATCTGAACATTGTCTCCCCTGTTAAGATGGTATACACCTATGCTCTTATCTTTCTTATCATCAAGCTTTCCACAATATACATGTTCATCAGTTGCTATTCCAAGACCTGCTATAAGGTCTCTTACATCACCTATTCCTAACATCACAACCCCGCATTCTTTTTATAAAACTTTCCAAATTCCTTAGGTACAAAATCTTGTTTTTTACCACCCTTTAGATAATCATCAAGCCATCTGCCCTGTGCATTTGGATTCTGCGCTTTATTAAAATGATATTCTGGATGATAATACATTCTTCTTGCATATGGTGTACTAGAAACCAATCTCACTTTGCCAGACTTACTATCTGATAAATCAACAAATGTTCCTTCACCCTGCAATTTTCCACCTTGATGTACAACTTCTCTTTTTGTTTTGCCTTTATATTCTCTTCCATTTTTAGCAAACTGTCCTCTTTTGCCATATACAGTAGTTTCCTTAACAACATCTTCGCCATATGGCATAACTTGTCTCTGTTGAACATCCGTATGTAATTTCTCTATTGTTCCTTCTAGCGATACCTGTGCTGCTGCCGTAAGCTTCCTTACCATAGGCATATTAAGCTTCACTGTAGATTTCACATTCCTTGCCATTACATCACATCCAATCTTACATAATTAACTGTACCATCCGGATTACGGCACTTTGTACCCTTATATATATGTCTTGTTACACCAAACACCGTTATATCACCTTCGGTAATTACTGGAAGCTCCGGTGCAATATCTCCTGGTATCAAAGCGCATCCTTCAAGCTTTATAAGTACCTTTTCTACTGTTAATTCTGTCTTACCGCTGTCCTGATAGTTGCATAAACCGTCCCAAATAATAGGTTCAAGAGGTTCTCCATAGACATTCCTGCCTTCCTGCGTTATCTCAAGGTGTATTTCTGTCTTACACATGCTCTTTAGTATTAAACATGGGTACTTCATACTCACACCCCCAGACTTAAGCAGCACAAACCTGTCTGACAAAGTATCTGGTATGTATCACGCTTTACAGCTATTCCATTCTGCACAAGGACATTCCAACTGCTGCCAAACTGCATTGATACTCCATTTAGAGAATAATTCTGTAAGACACAATTAATCATGTCCTCATTCTCATATTCAAAATCAGCCATTTCACAGCACACATCTATCAGTATGCCCTGCTGGAACTCTGTCAGATTATTAAATCCTCTTGATGTTATTCGATTAAAAGTAAGCGAGTCGATATGCCGGCTCGCCTGTTTTAATCTTCGTTCTATCTGCTCATCTGTGATAAGTCTATGCTCGCTAAGGTATTGCTCTTTACTTGCATATACCATAGGCTTACTCTGCAATCTCTTCTGCAGGATCTACATCAGCAAATACAGAATCGACATTACCGTCCTTGCCATTAGGGAATACAAATGTATCACTTAACTGGCGGTTCTGATAAAGATATCCGTCTCCTTCTGTATGTGCTCCTGGTGCAAAGTAATAGATTGATGAAATCTTAGGTACTGTCTTACATGTCTGGCCACATGCAACAAGCACATTAATCTTACGTGAGCCCTGAATAGTCTTTTCATAATATGTGGCTATATTAGTCTTTGTAGGCTTTGCCACAACTGTATAAGTGCTGTCGCTCTTAGTGTAGTATGTCTTTCCTTCTGCTACATCTGTATCAGTTGTTATGACATACTTTGACTTAAGCGGAGCAAAGCCGCCCTCTGCAACATCCCAATCGAATCTGTCATAGAATCTTTCATCATCCACAACTTCCATAAGTGTCACGCCATCAATATCAGTTACACGTGTTTCAATGCCAAGACCACCTTCTGCAATCTGTGTCATTTCAATCTTGCGTGTAAATTCCTTTGACATTTCCAGCTTATCCATAATATCTGAAGAAACATACATGATAAGGCTTCCATTTGCCTTGTATCTTCTAAGCTTACCTGCTGCCAGAATAGCTTTAAGCTTAGCAAATACATTCTCTGTTGTGTATTCTGCTGCAGAGGTTTCCGAATGGTATAATTCTGTATTCTGTGCAGCCTGTGCAACCTTACTAAAGAACAATGCATCTGTCTCAGGTACAACCTGTGTCTGCTCAAAGACGCGTGAAATGTTCTGGATAGACGCTGTCTGATTGGTCTCATCAACATCTGCCTTGTCAACCATGAACTGTACATCTCTGTCGTGCGTTACTGTGTAAGGAACATCTTTCTGGTTATATTCTCCTGTGTTCCATCCGCCTGATCTCTTGTGATTCTTATAACCACTTACACTCATCTGAGTAAAGTGGAATGTCTTTGCATCTAACCATCTGACATTACTTGTAATAAATGGTGATGTAAGTGTGCCCTGCATAAGAATTGCTAATAATTCCGGGCTCCACTGTTCTGCGTAATTCAAATTTGGCATATTATTACCTTTTTAACCTTTCTTAATTGAATCTGTTCCATCTCTTTGTTGGAACATTTACATTGTTACCTGTAGAGGACTGCTGTCCGTTACTCTGCTGTCCTGCACCAATCTGAAAACCAGCATTGCCTTCCTGTGCCGGCTTAAGTGCAGGTACATCCTTGATAACCTGCTCAAGTGCAGTCTTTACATTGTCCTCTGATATCTTCCCATCTGTACCCTTTGCCTTGCTGAAATCAGCCATCTTAAGTACATATGGAAGTGTCTTGGCTTCTATGCCAAGTGTCATTGCTACCTTTGTAGCTGCAAGCTCAATCTGAGCCTGTTCAGCAACCTTCTGTGCTGCTGCCACTTCATTCTGAAGATTAG